ATACCACAAACCCCCCTGACGCTGCTACGGCTAGTCAGGTGTTTTTGAGACAATTATGGGAAAGTAACTTAGTCACCAGTATTGTGAGCACTCACTTGTTCTCTCACGCAGAGGAAGCTCCAGAAAATGTTCAGAGACTATGTGTTGATAGTTCAATGAATGAAGAGACTGGGCAAATCGATTATAAGTATGAAGTGGTCGAAGGAATTAATAAGATGAGTAGTGTTGAAGAGCTTTTGATTGAATCAAAAGTCCTGTGCGTTTGAACAATGGTTAAATCTTAGGCCTGAGACATAGAATGAACGACGCGCTCATGATTGGCATCGTACTTACACTCGTGTTTGGAGCTGTTATCTTTTACTTATACAATCGTCTTTCTATGACGGAGAGAAAGATGGGACTTGTTGAGGGTGTTCTAACAGACCTCAAAATAATGATGGATGCAGCCCCATTTACCTCATCCCATAATCATAATGATGGACCATCCATGCAGGAGTTCGAGCCTAGTCCTGAGTACTTGAACGCTATTTCCGGCCCTTTCCCCTTGAAGGAGGAGGAGGTCGAGGATGTGGCTTCCTCTGAGGAGGAATATAAGCAGGCCATGGAACAGACAGCTGTTTCAGAGACACCCTACAAGTCTCTTCAAATCGATGAACTCGCTGGCGTTCCTGTGACTGCTACAAATGCCATTAGCGTTACGAAGCTATCTCCGGACCTTGACGGCATGACCCTAAAAGAGCTTCAGGCGCTTGCTAAGCAGAAGGGTGTAACTATTGCTGCCGGTTCTAGACGTAAGGCTATCATTGATTTGCTAAAGGGCAGTGATGGTTCAAGTATAGTTCAGGGAACTCTCTTATCAGAGGTTTCAGGCCCTGAGCCCGTTGGTGGAGCCAGCTTAGAATAATTAAGGAACGGGGTCATAGGGGCGGAGCCCCTATCCAAGATAATTATATCATGAATGTAGATGGACTCCCAGCAGTTCGTGAGGCCCACAAAACCTTCATTCATGCCAATTATAAATGAACATGCTCTCAGGATGGCAGGAGAGAAGATAGAGGCTCCTGAAAAGAAAATTGTACCAGTGGAAGACATTCGTTATCCTGGATATGCTGCTCCTATGGCCGATGGACGTATTGTAACAGACTACAAGTCACACTGTGCCAACAATGTAGCCCCTCCTAAATATGGAAATTCTATTCGTTCTTGGTCTCAGCACCACGCTGATGCCTTGATACAAACATCTCGTCATAGACAGGCCGACCGTGCTGGTGCCTACTTCTATAATGCAGACACCACCGTTAATCCTAAGCAAATTCAGAGATGTGATGAATTCGAGTGTACCTTCTCAGCTCCTGGATACAAGAATGGCCTTGGGCTTTTTAGAGATGAGAATGTACCTTCATTGTTTGGCACCTTTGCGAAGCCTAATCAAGCACCCCCTACTAAGCGTGTTTTCTTGACAGAGGTCTACGAAGGTGGGCGTAACTCACCCCGTGGTCGCAAGTTTACTCCTCTTGGCAATCAGTCTTTCAATCCTCGTAAGTCTGAGTATGGTTCAAGTGGATAGATTATAGATGCTAAGGCATCTATGACAGAAGTTTATCTTTGACATTTTCATATTGATAATCTTCTATTACACTTGTAAAAACCACATATATATCATCTAATCGTAAATCCCAATTACAAAATTGTTCTAGTTTCAAAAGAAAGTAAGACAATTTATTCGGATAATCTATTCCAATTAGCATGTATTGTTTCTTTGTTGAATTAACGAGACAGGTTTTGTTTGCTTTCATGACATTACTATCGACCGGTGTAATATTGTTATATAGATGCCAATTGTGAACTTTATTATCCACCTAAGTAAATTAAGTCATAGATACGTAGTATCTATATGTTGGCTCTTGATATAGGTATCAAACATCTTGCTTATTGCTCTGCGACTATTCAGACAGATTTGTCTGGAGCCAAGTTGCCTATGGTGAAACACTGGGCCTTAGTGAATTTACAAGATCTCAATGATACACCGAAGGCTACCTGTCATATGTGCGACAAGCCTCCCAAGGCCAAGTCTCCTCAGGGCCTTGTCTGTGGTCGTCACTTGAAAAAAGACATGCAAATCTTTGATGAGGCTACTGGCTTACCTATTAAGAAGACACCAACGATTTCTCAGCTCCAGTCCTTTCTGAAGGCCAAGGGTCTTGATGTAAAGGGTCAGAGACCTGCGCTTTTAGCGCGTGCTGAGACTATCGCTGTAATGCCTCTAGTAAAAGCAAAGTCTACTGCGTCATTTGCAGATAATACCTCTAATCTCCATGACGCCATCAGAGGATGGATTACTCGAGATTGGCAGCATTTGAAGGATATCAAGCATGTCTACATTGAGCACCAGCCTGTCCTTAAGAACCCCGTTATGAAGACAGTACAACTTTTGATTTTTGCTTCTTTGAGGGAACGGTATATTACTGCGGCTCAAGGGGGTAATGGAGATAGCCTTAACGCAGTTAACGCAGTGACATTTCATTTCGTCCACGCTGGCAAGAAAGTCCAAGGGGCTGAAGTTGGTGACGCTGGATACAAGGACAGAAAGGCTGGAGGAGAAGCGCGTGCTAAGTTATATCTAGGGAAGTTCCCCTTTGGCTCTGAACAACATCGGTGGCTTACGTGGTGGCAGACACAGCATAAAAAAGATGACTTGGCAGATACTCTGTGTATGTGTTTAGATGCCACTTTTTAGAAAAAGTGGGCAAAATATCCATTTTGTATGGCTTCACATAAAGCTTTTTTTACTTAGCCTTTTTCAAAAACCCAGGCTTCTCACGACGCGTGTATACGGTCAAGTTACGGTCCTGCTTGGACCCCCTATAATACTTGATATAAGAAGCCTTCGGGTCACCGTGAACCCTATAAATATCATCCATGGCTACAGAGAACGTTTCCAGTTCAGCCTTAGGAATATCAGGTACATTCGCCTTCAGCCACAGAGCATGCGCCTTACACGAGTGAACACGGCCAGGCCAGCGATACTCGTATTCCTCGGCGATAGCGAGAGCGAGCTCAACCGCCCACATGTAGTTGCCAGTAGACTCACGGACCCAAATGGTGCACGGATGGTGAAGATGAACAGGGCGGAAACCCTGCTCATCTGCGCACTTACGCTTCGGGGCTGAGGCCATCTGCTCAGGCACTGAGAGAACCTTGTGAGCCTTCGCAATCTTGATAGCTGAACGCTCCTTCAACAAGTGAGGATAGGCGGTAGTCCAATGCGCACTATAAAGCATCTGACACGCCTCCAAAATCATCTTGACAACGTGCTTGTCACCATGTGCCTCAGCAGCTTTCTTAGGATTATAATCGAGAACAAATAGATTCATCTTTGGTACCTAAAAAAATAGGGTTCAACGGCTTCAATTTTTTCACTTATATTAGTCATCAAATGGTAAAGAACCATCAACTATCCTATTAACATAGTCAGGCCTAGGGATAGGCCTAGGGATAGGTTCGACTGGCTTTGATGAATATAATTCAGTCTTAAATACTACACGTCGCCCTGAAAGAACTCTAGTACACTCATGCGGTAGCTCTGTATGAAATGCTACAAATGTCCATTCCACATTTGAACTACTATTAAATCTAAAACGACCTCTATCAAGGATAAGTTCGCCACCAGTATGTTCCAGTGTACCAACTGCAGGTGGAAAGATTAGAAGAGTTGCAATATGGTTCTTTTTTTGCTTCTTATCCTGATGTTCTGAGAAGAACCCTCCTGGTCCGTATTCAATAACTGAATATCTATCACTGAATGGCAAGATAATATTAGAACCGAGTTTATCAAAGTTTTCCTCGATTGTATCTAGGTTTAATTCTTCCATGTCGAAATCTATTACAGTTGTAAACCGCGTGGATACGCGAATATCCTGACGTATTACATCATCCCCGTTTGGCATTCCTACAGTAGATGGTATACCATTTCCAGATGCTAATAAATCACTTAGTGTTCCATAATTTCTACGACCCCGTTGATTAAGAGAATATCTACATGTAACTTCAGGGAAACTAAAAGATACGATGGATTCCATTGTATCTTTTATTAGATAAAAATAACTTCAATTTTTTAGGTACACTCTTTACAGATACGCATAGGATCACACTCCCTAAAATTCTCATAGAGTTTCTCTACCCAAGCTAATGTGTCAGCTTGATATTTTTTAATAAGAGGGTCGTTATTCCATCTCTCATCCCATTCGTTTTCCATGAAATCCATTTCAATTTCCTTGTCATAAGGGAATACAGGCTTTGGAGGTGGATCTCCATAATGGGCCTTCTTAAAACATTTAAAACAGAGAGCATGGTCGCATTCAAATCTCTTTATAGCTCCTACTTGTTTTACAGAACAAATTTGACAACCCGCTTTCTCAAGAAAGATAAGAGGCTTTACGAAGGCAACATCACAGCTGAAACATAGGTTACCTCCTGTAATCATTATGGAATTCTCTTGTGTTGAATTACAAACCAAGAAATTGGGACATTTCCTTGGTTTACAATTATGCTTACATGACATCTCGTATCCGTCAATGTGCTTAGAAACAATACAGTCTCCATCACCCTTACAGATTTCCATTGTGCCTTTTATTTTGTTTTGATATGGTTCAAATTTACTTGTTGTGTTTACGCTTGTACTTGCGTTTACGTGTACGTCTTCCTCCAGAAGGACCTCCTGATGAATAATCCATAGGAAAGGCTAGAACATCTTTTCCTTCTGCGGCCCTTACTGCCCTTTCTTGCTTATTACGAAGTCTTAGAGTTCTAGGGTCCAAATTAAAGGCACTGGGTTTCTTGGGACCAGGGAACATACTTTCCACAGAAACTTGCTGAGGTGTTACTGAGTGTATGCCCGTATTGATTGTGGGGCGCCCAGTGGAAGTACCACCGGGAAAGAAATTACTAGGCAAAACTACTCTAGGTCTTTTGGCATTCAAGGCATTCTTCATATAAGCAGCACCTGGTTTCAAGCGTAGATTACGCAGAGTTTTTCTATTATTTGGTGGCATCCTACTAATTCATTAGATAAAACAAAAATTGAAGCAACTATAATATATTATAAGGCATAACAATGCCTTACATTACATTCTTTGATACAGAGACAACAGGTCTTCCTAAGCGCCGTAATTCCAATGCTCTAGAATCGAAAGACAATTGGCCAGACATTGTATCGGTAGCCTGGGCAGTCTACGAGCACAATGGCACTCTAGTGAAAAAGTGTTACTCTCTGGTAAAGCCAGAGGACTGGGTAATCCCCGACGATTCCATCAAGATCCATGGTATTACTGAGGAGAAGGCGCATGCTGAGGGTCGACCTCTACGGGATGTTCTTTCAGAGCTCAAGGCTGACCTCGAGAAGTCAGATACGGTTGTAGCACACAATATCGAGTTTGACAAGAACGTACTATTTCATGCTTACAAGTGGCGCCTTAACCAGAACCCCTGGCATCTGTGGCCTGAAACTGAGTTCTGCACTATGATACATGGGGAGGCTGAGGCAAAAATTCCTAGCAAGTTTCCTACAAGTAATCGTCCTTATAAGTCCCCTACTCTAACAGAGTTCTACAAGGCAACTTTCAATGGCCGAGAGCCTACAGGTCAGCACAATTCCATGAAGGATGTGGAAATCATGTGTGAGGTTTACTGGAAAGTGTGGCCTTAGATCTAGTTTCATATGAATGGAAATTCATAAATCCATCATGGGTCATCTGAAATCCAAGACGCCCATACCAGTCCCATAGTTCAGGGCGTTCAGGATACAAATGAACACTTCTATTAACTTTCTTAAACTCCTTTAGCATATCTTTCAAGATAGCTGTTCCAAGACCCTTGCCTCTATACTGTTGGTCAAAGGCAATATAATCGACATATAGATTATCCTTATTTTTTACGTGATAAGAAGTAATAATGAAACCAATCAATATACCTGATGGAAGAAAGAACCCGTAACTTTCCTCCTGGCATCTGTAATACCAGGAGGTATTCAAATGACTAATATGAAATTCAGTTCTGTTAAACGTACCTCGATAGATAGCTTTAACAGCACGATAGTGCGCATCTGTTAGTTGCTCTGCGGTAATATTCATGTTGTTACATTCACTAAGTAAAAATAAATTTCAATTTTTAATATTGTTTTAGGTTTTCAATGGTACAAGATATCTACAGGGATTTGAATAGGAACTACCTCAACCTTTGGCTTCTCTGAATAAATAAAAGGAGCAGGCTCAACCTTTCCAATTACCTGTCTTCTGACAACTTCGTCGATTTGTAACTGGGTAGGAGGGAACTTGAAGACTTGAAGAGATTTCGTAATTGAAACTGGGCTGACTAGCATAAGAGCATAAAACTGCTTGAAGACTTTGGAGGACTTCTGACACATCTGAATATAGAAATATATGGTTTTCTTAAGGCCCGACGCATGGCTTTACAGTATGTTTTGGTACGCTTTTTTGAAAAGCGTAGTGCGTCTAAAGAGTTCTCAAAAAAAGACACTAGGAACGGAGAAGGATGAACGTAAGTATCCTAGATATGCAGTCCGCAGCTTCAGATTTCGGCTCGAACAATAGATTTTCACAGGGTAGCCAGCCAATTCAGATTTCATCTGAGATTGGTAACGTAATTGAGGTCACCGACTTGAACGACGACCTCGGCCTGAACCTTCTAGCAAATCAATCCAAGACAAACGCGCCCCCGCAATCCTTTGGTTCATCTCCTATCCGGCTTTCTGTGCCCGACGAGGGTGCGAAGGGTATACAATTTGACACCCTTGAACCTATCGACTTAGGGTCATTCGGAAACGCTCCTCCTATGAATTCAGGAGGTTCCGGTTTACCACAGGTAACCGTTTCAAGAGAAGCTACCTCAACCTTTGATAATTACCAATCATCTAGTTCTGGTCCTTCTATTTCTCTAACACCTGCTCCTCCAAGAGACTTCGAGAAGGAGAAGCAGGAGAAGATTGAGTACTTGAACAAGCTTCAGCGTCTTGAGACAAAGGGATATCCTGTTTCTAAGCGCTTCACTATGGATAACTCGGCCGAGGAAATCAAGCAAGAATACACTCGCCTAGTTGATGCCAGAAACTTGGAGGGTTCCCTGAGATTTCAGCGCCAGATGCTCATGGGAGCCATTACTGGAATGGAATGGATGAACGACAAGTTCGACCCCTTTGACGTCAAGCTACAGGGATGGTCCGAGTCAGTCCACACGAATGTAGAGGACTTCGACGAAATTTTCGAGGAACTCTACGATAAATACAAAGAGCGTGGAAAGATGCCTCCTGAGATGCGCCTCATGATGGCGGTAGCTGGATCTGGCTTCATGTGCCACGTGTCCAACAGTTTCTTCAGACAGAAGATGCCATCTATGGATGATGTCTTGAAGAGTAATCCTATGTTGGCCAAGCAGATGGCTCAGGCTGCTGCTGCCCAGGCTGGCCCTGGATTCGGCAATTTCATGGGAATGGCCATGGGAATGCCTCAGCCTGGTAGTTTCGGTGGAAGCCAGGCCCCTCCTAACATGCCCGCGTCTGCTATGGCCATGGATAGCCCTGGGCCTACAGGAGGGTTCTTTGGTAACAATGCTCGTTCTCCCCCTAATCCATCTTCTCTAGTTCAGGCAGCAACAGCTGCAGGGCCTAATGGCTCTAACGGCGGAAGACGTGAGATGAAGGGTCCCTCAGGTGTTGATGATATCCTGAGAACCTTTGAGGATGTCCGTCGCGCAGAGATGGAGACTATCGGTGTTCGCACAATGCCCAATAATTCCTTTGTCCAACCTGAACAACAGACGCCTGCGATGGTAGCAGTTTCTGAACTCCAGAGTGTAGCCAGTGACGACTATAGCCAGGCTGATTCTACGCGGTCAGGGCGTAGAGGTCGTGGACGCAGACCAGCTCCTGTTGGGGCTTCTTTGAGCTTAGATGTCTAGGGCTTTTTAGAAAAAAGCCGGCAAAAAGTCTTTCTGGTTCGCTTTTTATAAAAAGCCTAAAATTTGAATACAATCTAACATGTGTGCTTAGTAAGCCCATATGTTACCTACATTACCCGACAAATGGGTTCACGGCGAAAAGGTTCCTTTTCAGGAATCGAACCTAGTGGAATTCAAGGAGGTCACTGTCTTCGCAGGGCTCTTCAAGAATAAGTCACTTGGTTCATCTGGACTTCCTAAATATAGAGAAACCATTATTGGTTTCTTGAATGGAGGACAGGGTTATCTTATTATGGGAATCAGAAATGACGGTACCATCATGGGAGTAGAAAACATAGCAGATGAAATCATGGATAAATTTATGCTATGGATTGATGGAAGTTTCAATAATCTAGTGTATAAGAATGGAAAACCAATTGATCCATCAAAGATAACCATAAAGGTCAACATATTCCCTGTTCAAGGATATAGTTCAAGTGTTATTGTTATTGAAGTAGAAAACAAAGGTAAGCAAATGGATATTATGACACGCTCAGGCATAATTATATACAGGCTAAACGCAAGCAATTTCAAGGTAACTTCTGAACCTATTTACAGAAAACGGGATGTGAAAGGGATGATTCATTCGATTCAAGTCCAGATGCAAACAGTGATAGATGAGAAGCGTAAAATTATTGAGAGACTCCAGGATAAGCATCAAGATGAGATTAATGATATCTTAAAAAGTCAGACAAGAGAAATTAGAGAGATTAGTGAGAGCCTCTATGAAAGGTATAAGATTGATGAACGAGAAACACTGTGCTCAAGGATTATGAAGTGGTTTATGTAGATTTATAAGTTTGCTAGACCTTTGGTTTTTGGTACGCTTTTTTGATGCGCTTGCGCATCCATGGCTACGCCAAAGCCTGTAAAAGCGTTTTTGCTGGCTTTTTTGATGCGCTTGCGCATCCATGGCAAGGCCTGTAAAAAGCCTAATCCTTCTCAATAGCCCTAGCAGCAGGACAAAACTTATAAAAGGGTTCTGCGTGACCTTCCTTCATATACCACGTCTTATGGGCTCCAAAACTTCTGGCTTCAAAGGCATCCTGTGTACAAAAGTTGGCCAAATCCATATCAGACCTAGGCTTATTTAGAGATTTCTCAACGCAATTGGAATAAAAGACATCTTCAGGATAAGTAGCTTTTATGTTAGGATAATCGCGGATACATTTTTTCTGGAAAGAATTCTTTCTAAAACTCAAGCCGCCAATTCCATAGAATGAATTATTCTTAGATTGATCCTTACCCCAGACTTCCTTTGAATTTCCAATCGCACCATTGTAAGAACCACAGCCTATATAATCAAAATGTGTGAAATCCTGTATCTTAAATTTAGAAGCCGGGCATAAAACCGCATCTGTCTGGAAAACTAAGATATTCTCAGCCTTTACCTGGTTCCAGAAATCCAAGCTCTTGAATGTTATATTGTAGTCATCAGCAGTAAAATCATCCTTATCAAGAGCAATCAAGATAACCTTGCGATCCTTGATATTTTGAACAGCCTCCTCAGCATGCGATTTATGTGATTTACCATGAAAGACATATAAGTCCCATGATTTACACATATGTTGGTCAAAGTTTTCACATACATATTTTAACATCTTATGATTCCTTGGCTCGACTATAACTAGGGCTCTTCCACCTTCTACCTTAGAAATTAGACCGGGACTGTATTTCATTATTACGCCAATGATTATGATTAGCGAAATAACGCCAATTATAAGAATTATTTTATCAAGCATCTTCTTTCTAACTATTGTCCCCATAATCCACGCATGACTTTCTGATATTGGTCATGAGCTTTTGAACTGGCCTTTGTATTGACTGGAATGTCATCTTTTGCTACTACCTTCGCAGCCTTGTCCTGTAAGGATTTCAAAATAGCTTGTTCCTCTGGTGTTAACATAACAGTTTCCTTGAGGTCCTTTGTCTTACATGTACCTAGACCACCTTTTCCAAATATACATAGACTACTATTTTCATTAAACAAGTAACCAACACACAAAATAACTATAAGAGCCATCCAGGCAGCAGTTATGAAGTTACGTGTAGCTAAGAAGAATATAACAAAAATAATGGTTCTACGAAACCATGGCTGGTTCAAGAATTTTTCTTGTTCTTTCGATATTTCCAAAGGTAAGAAACGCCCACCCAAGTTAATCAGGAAAATAGCAACTGCCAGTGAATACGGAGAACTTGCTATTTTTGTTAAGGTTGCCTCAAAGGGACCACTCGGTGCTGACATTGCAGGCGGGGGGCCTGAGAAACTCATCTAGTTCTTATCAATATATTTGTTATCGTGCTATACAATTTGTATCATATTTACAATATACATTACTACTGCTATTCCTGTCATAAGACCAACACGTGGACACCATTCTGCTCCGACCCATACAATGAATAAAAGCATCATACGCCAAATGGGTGACTCCCATAAGGCAACCATGCTAGAAGGATAGGGTGTCCGGAGAGAAAGTGCCTCAAAGGCATTCCATCCTAGTAAACCTAGGATTACAATCATGCGTAAACTTGCGTCAGCGAGGCTTGTAGGATCATTTGTATTTTCAGCTGTAACGATATTTGTACTAGCCTTAGCCATCTTACTTTATACTGAGGTTCTATTTGTGTGAAGACGATGAACTTTCAATGCCTAGAGATTGTGAATTGGAGATTGATTGATGAACATCTTTATCCTGAACAGCTGATGTAATAATACGGTCAGATGAGATGGCTACTGGTCTCTCACCTAGCATGCGTTCAATAAACCATCTATGAGGATTTGAAATGAGTTTTGTATTCTGTTCAGTCTTGTTGTCAACGGTGTCTGAAAACCCTTCAGATGAATCCCTTTTCTGAAGTCTCGCAAAGACAATAAGAGAAACAACTGCAGCTAGAAGTCCCGTTGGCCAATCTAGAACAACTGAGCATACAAGAGGGAAGATAAAGAATAGGCATGAGCCTAGAGTGTTATCAAGAAACTCAAGGGACTTCCGGGGTGCTATTTCAGCAAAGGCCCCTGCAACAAGTAGTGCCGCCACTGTCAAGATTGTGCCAGGCCATTTTAAAACAGAATGGGTATTCGTTAACCATGCTAAGAGACTCATATCCATTTCTTCTACAGGTGAAACCACAGGTGAAACCACAGGTAAAGCCACAGGTGAAACCTGACTATTTGCTCTTGATCTAGGTGGGCTATTGGATTTCGGGGAAGAAGCCATTTATCTATTTGACCAGTGGATAAATGGTCAAAGAAAAGACATCTTAGAATGTAGATGGAGTTCGCATCCTTACAAGATGCCTTTCCACAGGTTGACAATTCTAAAGAAAAACGACGTTCGAAGAAAAAGGAAGACTTTCAGGCATATGAATTACCTCCTACTGACCCAGACCGTCCGGCTGTTCAACGTATGCTTGAAATTCCACCAGTTGGAAAAGAGGCCTATGCGGATGCTAATACAGAGAACCAATACTTAGACCAAAGTTCACAGTTCGCAAAGAAATCAAATGTTAATAATTCTTTACCACCACCCAGATCAGTGCTCAAACTTGAAAGACAGTCAGATGTTCCAAGTTTCTTTGGAGCAGAACCTTTCTCAAACCCTGGCGAAGATACCATGGCAGTGTTCAATAATCACGTAGACCATCCAAACGGATATATGCTAGAAGCAGACTTCACTAAGTCATTTAATGAGCAAGGATTTGGAAAATCTGCTGGAACACCTGTGCCTACACCTGAACTCCGGCAAAGATGGAAACCCTTATCAGCAGACCGAATTGACACGTCATTCATTGATACAGGAAAGAGCGGGCAGTTCCATGGTTTGAGCACAGATGATGTACAGGCAATGAGAAATAAGATTGATATGCTTATGTCTCGCCTAGATGATCTGGAAAATAGAGCAGAAGGAGCTAATCCTCAACTTGAGATGCTTTCCTTCATTATGACCGGACTTTTCTTGATGTTTGTTCTAGATTTGACTGTGCGTAAGATTAAATAAGTGTCATAGATTGCGCAGCAATCTATATAGGTATCGTAGATAGCTATATATGAGAGATTTATGGACAGATGGATGGAATTCCTTCTGGCATTTTACCTTTGGGGCTCTTACATATAAGATACCCATTATTCTTCTGATGTTCTTTGTTTACCAGTTCTTTTTACAACATTATATACATGATAGAAATGTTTCAGTAGGAATTCTTGAATATTTTATTGGTCTAACGAGCATGATAGCAACAGTAAAAACAATGGATTACCTTCCATCAGATGTGTTTACTGAAATTATACCAGATTTACTAATGGCTTTATAACCGGAAACTACAGGTACCTAAATAGACCTAATAAACTCCCATTTCAAATCCTTACATATCTTCTCCCAAATCTTATCTTGGGCATATAATTTGTCACGGTTTTTCAGTAAAGGAAAGCAGTGAAGAAAGCCGTCAAGATCTAAGAGTTCACATAACTTGTATAGAACATATGAGTAAGATAAGAAATTTGAGCGCTCTGCGGGACAATGTTTCTGGAAACTCGGCTGGATTTCCTTAAACAAGTAACGAAGTTTTTCCTCAGTTTCACGGTCCATCACTGGAGCCGTGTGGCCATTTAGCCTAGACAAAATATGAGGAACGTGCTCATAATATGAGTTATATTTTAGTTTCTTCAAGATTTCTCTGATCTTACTTCTATTCAAGGATGACGGTTGAATGCGTTCTTTCTTAATCTGCCCCTGGATATTCTCAAAAACTTCCTCAGGAATTTCAGTACTCTCCTTCGCCTGGAACTGCGCAAGCCATTCATTAAAGTGATTAATACGCTTATAGGCATAATAAGAAATTTCTCTCGGTGGGTCCTTGTAAGATGGCTTATCTGAGTCCATTAGGATTAACTTATGGAACCCACAATGAGGACATGACACTGTAGCGTCATTAATGGAAATCTTCATATCTTCACCACAGGCATCACAAATGAAAGACGTGTCATTCAAGGAATGCATGGAGGGCCTATTGTAATGAGGATCCATTCTCTGTAGATACTGGTCTAATAAGGCATCGCGGCGCAAGGTATCACCACCCTGTTCTTTTAAATAAGAATTGGAGGGAGCCTGAACCTTGGTTCCGCTAATATCCTGTCTAGAAGCATTTTCTAGAGCCTCAAATACACTACCTGGTCTAGCACGATCGGCCACATGAATAACATTATCGGCTCCACGATTAATACGGTCT